ATTTGAAGCTGGAGGATAATATGGAAGCTGAACCAGGAAAACTTAAGGTACAAATGAAGAACCACGCAGAAGTGTATGTGGTTTGTGAACCTTCAGTACAACAGGAACTATCTGACTTCTTTTCTTTCTTTGTTCCAGGGTATGAGTACATGCCTAAGTACAAAGACTACAAAGGAAAGCGTCGCCAGGGCTACCGTAAGGGCTCGTGGGACGGCAAAATGTATTTGTATAACAGAGACACACAAACTCTTCCAGCTGGTCTGTATGGCTACCTGGAGCAGTTTGTGGCACCTCGTAACTACCAGATTGAAGTAGAACATTCAAACTACTATGGTATGCCTGGTACTAATACAGATGTACATGAAGCAGACCTGGAAGAATGGATTCGGCAACTTAAGCTCTCTACTAAGGGTGTGCCAATCATGCCCCGTGATTACCAGTTTAATGGTGTGGTCAAAGCATTAGCAGAGAAGCGTTGTATTCTGCTTTCGCCTACATCTTCTGGTAAGTCGCTAATGCTTTACCTGATTATGCGTAAGCAACTAGAAGAATCAAATAAAAAGATTCTGTTGATCGTACCTACGACTAACCTGGTGCAACAGATGTATCGTGACTTTGATGATTACTCTCAGATGAACGACTTTAATGTTGAAGGCATGTGTCACCGTATTATGGAAGGTCGACCTAAGCACAATGTTAAGCAGCGTGTATTCATTTCAACCTGGCAGTCTATCTTCCGGTTGGAGCGTGAATGGTTCCAGCAATTCGGTACGATTCTGGGTGATGAGTGTCACCACTTTACAGCCAAGTCCCTGACTGGTATTATGAATAAGGCAGCTGAGGCTGATGTTCGTATTGGTGTAACTGGTACCCTAGATGATGCTGAATGTCATAAGCTGCAATTGCAAGGACATTTCGGACGTATATATAGAGTAACAACAACAAAAGATTTGATGGACGAAGGTTCGGTTGAACAGCTCAAGATTAACACTGTTGTCTTGAAGTACCCTGAACCAGAAGCACGTGCTGTCAAGAAGATGGAATATCATGATGAGATGATGTTCTTGGCTGGCCATGAGAAGCGTAACAACTTCATTACTAACATGGCACTTGATCTTGATGGCAACACACTAATCATGTTTAGGTTTGTTGATACACACGGTAAAGTGCTTTACGATCTGCTTAAACAGAAAGCACACAAGCGACGCAAGATATTCTTTGTATCAGGTGAGACTGATGTTGATACAAGGGATCAGATTCGTGATATTGTTGAGAACGAAAAGAATGCCATTATCGTTGGCTCTCTCGGTACTTTCTCAACTGGTGTCTCGATTAACAACCTGCATAACATGATCTTTGCTGCACCATCTAAAAGTCTAATCAAAGTGTTGCAGTCTATCGGTCGTGTTCTACGTAAGTCTAAAGATGGTCAACAAGCTACAATGTATGATATTGTTGATGACTTACACTTTAGACAATATAAGAACTATAGCCTACGTCATGGTGCTGAACGCTCCAAATATTACTCTCGTGAAAAGTTTAACAACAAGATTTATGAAGTGAGTTTTAAAGATGGATGAGTTTAATTTGAAAGTAATGAAGCTGGTTTCAGGCAAAGAGATTATTGCTGATGTTGAATACAATGAACAATCAAATGTGTATGTTCTTGAATTCCCTTTGTCTGTTGCAGCTGAATTAGATGAACATGGTAAAGGTAGGCTAATTCTAGGTAGATATATATTAGCAGGTGATTACGATCATACAATGATCCTTACACCTTCTGCTGTTGAATGCATTGCAGGCGTAACACGTCAAATGCAAGAACAATATCTGGATGAACGTGCTCATTACTTTGATATGGTATTTGCACGAGATGAAGATGATGCTTTGTATGCTTACGAAGACGAAGAAGATTTTGAAGATTATACCATCTCTGATGTACCAGAAACTATTCATTAAATACTATTCTCCCCCTTCGTCGGTGAGACTCTATATTAATACCACGTAAACTCGAAACTGTAAAGCGTTATTAATACATAGCAGCCATGCTATAATAGCGCTACTCATTTACACCAATCTGTACTATATTAATAAGTATCGACCACTGAGGAATCATTATGTTTTTTGCGAAGCCACCTAAAGATAAGCTATCTGAAAATTATGTGGATAACGTAAAGTTTTCACAAGCCTGTTATGATTATGCTGTCTCCCTAAAAGAAGCAAAAGAAAACGTTACTGACGAATTACGTGTACCTACTTACATTGCCGAGTGCTTTATTAAAATCTGTAATGGTGCATCTCATCAACGAAACTTTAAGAACTACTCTTATCGTAGCGAGATGGTATCTGATGCAATTGAAAACTGTTTGCGTGCTGTCAAGAACTACAAGATTGATGCCTCAACACGAACAGGTAAGCCAAACGCCTTTGGTTACTTTACTCAAATCTGTACGTATGCTTTCTTGCGTCGTATTGCTAAAGAAAAGAAGCAAGCTGAAATTAAGCGTGCAGTTCTGAATGAGTCACAAGGTGATAACATGGTGCATGTCGACGAGAACCTTAAAGGTACTATTGCCGAGTCTGTATCTGTTGCTTACTATGACGACCTGAAACGTAAGATGAATGAATTCGCTTACGACTCATCAGGTGAACTCTTCCATAAATCTGACAAAGAAGAAACTGTGACGGATGAGAAAGATGTATCATATGAGTCCAAGACTCGTAAGTACATCCGCCGTCTTGATTCTGATCTTGAGGAATACTTTCAGTAAATGAAACTAGCAATTTTGAACGATACCCACACAGGTATCCGTAACTCAGCCGATATCTTTCTCGAGAACGCTGAGCGCTTCTACTCGGAAATCTTTTTTCCTTACCTCCTTGAAAATGGTATTAAGCAAATCTTGCACCTGGGTGACTACTACGATAACCGTAAAGTAGTTAACATCAAGGCAGTTAATCATAATCGTCATGTATTCCTGAATAAGCTGCGTGAGTATGGTATTACCATGGATATCATTCCAGGTAATCACGACGTTTATTTTAAGAATACCAATAACCTTAACTCACTCAAAGAGTTTCTGGGTCATTACATGAACGAGGTCAACATCATTGAAGACCCAACCGTTCTGCGTTATGGCAACCTGGATATTGGTTTGATCCCTTGGATTAACTCAGAGAACGAAGAACAGATGATGGAGTTCATTCAGAACTGTAAAGCACCTGTTCTTGGCGGTCACTTTGAGTTGCAAGGCTTTGACCTGATGAAAGGTCGTAAGAATGATCATGGTATGGATGCAACACCATTTGAACGGTTTGACCTGGTTCTGTCCGGTCACTATCATACCAAGTCGCAGCAAGGCGGCATTCACTATCTTGGTTCACAGATGGAATTCACTTGGTCTGATGCACATGACAAGAAATTCTTTCACGTACTAGATACTGAGTCGATTAGCTTAGAGGCTATCCACAACCCCCTCACGCTGCACCAGAGGCTTATCTACGACGACCTGAACAAGAAGTATGATTATACCAACTTACCTGATCTTACTAAGAAGTTCGTTAAGGTAATCGTACTAAACAAGTATGATGCAAAAGCTTTTGATACATTCATCGATAATATCAATGCTCAAGACATTTACGATCTAAAGGTCGCTGAGAAGTTTGATGAGTACGCTGGTTCATCCGTTGAAGATGATGCAGTTTCTCTTGAAGATACCCTGGATACCCTGGATTCTTATGTCGATGCAGTTGCCACAGACTTGTCGCGAGACCGTCTCAAATCCGACATGCGAGCATTATATACTATGGCTCTGTCTGAGGAGTTACAATAAATGATTAACTTTACCAAGGTGCGATGGAAAAACTTCGTCGCCACAGGTGATTATTTTAATGAGGTTGACCTGCAGCGTTCTAATGCGACATTGATTGTTGGCGAGAACGGTGCCGGTAAATCTACTATGCTTGATGCACTTTCCTTCGGTCTGTTTGGTAAGCCATTCCGTAATACTAATAAGCCTGAGCTGGTTAACAGCATCAATAAGAAGCAAGCTATTGTTGAAGTAGAGTTTGACATTGGCCAGCACTCTTACAAGGTAGTACGTGGTCTTAAGCCGGTTAAGTTTGAGATTTGGCGTGACGAAGTTATGATGGATCAGTCGTCGCATGCCAAAGAGTTTCAGAAGATGCTGGAACAAAATATCCTTAAGCTTAACCATAAGTCTTTCCACCAGATTGTTGTAATCGGTTCGTCATCTTTCGTACCGTTTATGCAATTGCCTGCTGCTGCTCGTCGTGAGATTATTGAAGACCTACTGGATATTAACATCTTTACTAAGATGAATGCAATCCTGCGTGATAAGTCTTCGTCAATCAAAGATCAACTGAAGGAAAACGATTCTGCTATTCGTATCATCGATAACAAGATGGGTGTACAACGGCAGTACATTGAAGACCTGAAGAAGATTAACTCTGAAGATATTGCTAAGAAGAAGCAACGCATTGCTGAGTTGGAAGACGAGCTTGACGTATATAAAGCTAAGCTTGATGGTAAGACTGCTGAACTAGAAAATGATCAGTTTGTTGAACTAGATAAGCGCGTACGTGAAGCTGGTGAACAGATGCGCAAGCTTGAACGTCTGCGCGCTTCTGTTAATGAACAGATGAAGACACTGGTTAAGCAATCAAAGTTCTTTGAAGAGAATGATACCTGTCCAACTTGTGATCAGGTTATTTCTGAAGAGATTCGTGATAGCAAGAAGTCAACACATCTTGCTGAGTCCAATGAACTGCAAGATAAGCATTCAAAGTGTAACCATGCACATGAGCAAGGTCAGGAGCACACTGATCGTCTTCGTGAAGTGCAAGCTACCATGCAAGATATTGTTGCAGACATCAAGCACTATCGTTCTACTACCGATCGTATCAATTCTGATATCCGTCGTGCTGAACAAGACATGAGTAAAGCAAACGACAATAAAGATAGTATTCTTTCTGCTAATGATGATTTGAATGATATTATCAATGAGAAGTCAACACTTGCTGATACACGTCTTGAGCTGACTGATCAACAGTCTTATAACCAAGCTATTGCTGAGATGCTCAAGGATGGTGGTATCAAGACCAAGATCATTAAGCAATACCTGCCGGTAATGAATAAGCTAATTAACCAGTACCTAAACATCCTGGACTTCTTTGTACAGTTTGAACTGAACCAGGAATTCGCTGAAACTATCCGCTCTCGTTACCGTGATAACTTTACGTACGGTTCTTTCTCTGAAGGTGAGAAGCAACGTATTGACTTGGCTCTTCTGTTTACGTGGCGTCACATTGCACGTATGAAGAACAGTGTTGCAACCAACCTCCTGGTCCTGGACGAGACGTTTGATTCTTCCTTGGATAGTGAAGGTACCGAGAACCTGATGAAGATCATGGATACCCTTGAAGATGGTACCAATGCATTCGTCATCTCTCACAAAGGTCTGGTGCTTGAGAACCGGTTCAACAATAAGATTGAGTTCTACAAGGATAAGAACTTCTCTCGTATGCGATAATAGCATGCCTTTAGCTGTTTACATTCATGTAGACATGCGCTATATTATATACATATTATGAATCACGGAGCGAACTATGTCTGATAAAAACTTCGGCATGAAATTCTCAACCGACGGCGACAAGCTCGACTGGTCTCTCTTACCATGGGATTCAGTCGAGGAAGTCCTCAAGACCCTTCACTACGGTGCAACTAAGTACGAAGCACGTAACTGGGAGAAGGGCAACTCTTACAACAAATACTATTCTGCTGCAATGCGTCATATGATGGCATGGCACATGGGTCAAGACTTCGATGAAGGCGAGTCCGAGCTTCATCACCTTGCCCAAGCATCCTTCAATCTTCTTGCACTGCTTGCTTGGCAGATGCGAGGTGTCGGCGAAGATGACCGCCCTAATTATACCAACGTCATCAACACTCCAACCGCTCAAGAACTAACTGATCGCGCCGAAGCTTACAAAGCAAAGCGCAACTCAAAAGGATAATACATAATGAAGTTTAGTGACCGTACAATCGCGCTGTTGCATAACTACTCAACTATCAATAGCAACATCGTATTCCGTCCAGGGCGCAAGCTGCGTACCATGACTGAAACTAAGAACATCTTTGCCGAGACTGTTATTGAAGAAGATATTCCTACTGTCTTTGGTCTGTACGATCTTCCCGAGTTTATGGGTGTGATGCGTCTTATTGAAGACCCTGACCTGGAAATCACTAGCACCAAGATTGTTATTCAGAATGCTGACTCACGTATTGAGTACTTCTGTTCTGACCCACACGATCTTACTGAGCCACCATTGGAAAAGAGCATTACGCTTCCTTCCACTGATATTGAATTGACCATGACGGCTGCCACGCTCAACAAACTGCGTGAAGCACAAAAGGTTCTTAAGCACAAGACTTTGCGTGTTATGCCTTCTGACATTGAAGGTAAGGTAAAGCTTGCGGTTGTTGATCCATCTGCAACCAACCAAACGACCAACTCATTTGCTATTGATGTTGATGGTTCGTTTAACAACGATGCGATTGCCACTCAACTACTTACGTGGCAGTTTGATCACCTCAAGATGGTAACCGGTGACTACACCCTGCGTGTATCTGCACCTGCCAATAGTGTCATGCTTTCGGAATTCACAAACCTCGATGATGACCTCACTTACTTTGTTGCTCTTGACAAGAACTAATATAGGATTATTTTACAATGAACGACGCTCAATATCTTGAAGCAGTGCTTCAACTCTCCCGCTCCGTTGCTGGTCTGGTAGATGCCATGGCTCAACGTGGTGCACTCAAAGGCGAAGAGCTTGCAACCGTCGGCCAGATGCGTGATAACTCTGCACGCCTGGTTGCTATGACTGAACAGAAGCAGTCTGAACTCGCAGAGGAAGAAGCATAATGCAAGATCGTTTCTTTCTCTCCATGGAAACTACTGATGACAACGGCACAGTAGTATCGTCAAACACTAGCAGCTTTACCGCCGAAGATTTGACAGAGTTGCTTGATAATATGACATACTTCCTGAACGGTTGTTCATACACATACGTTGAAGCTCTTGAAGCTGTTAAGACGTCTGATGTACAAGCTGCTTCTACTGCGCCCCAGCAGTATTCTTTTGATCTGGGTATGAATGATTTCCACCCGGACGATATTTCTTTTACGTTTGGCTCTGCTTAAACACTTTATATAATTGAGGTTTGTGAATGTCTGATAATGAAATGCTGTGGGTAGAACGTTACCGCCCACGCAAAATCTCTGAATGTATTTTGCCTGTTAAAACCAAAGAAGCTTTTGCTCAGATGGTTGAACAAGGTACAATCCAAAACATGACCCTTGCTGGTGGTCCTGGCATGGGTAAGACTACTGTAGCTCGGGCTCTTTGCGAAGAGCTCGACTACGATTACATCATTGTCAATGCGTCTGAAGACGGTAACATTGATATGCTGCGTAATCAAATCCGTCAGTTTGCTTCTACTGTCTCTATGATGGGTGGACTCAAAGTCGTTATTCTCGATGAGGCGGATTACCTTAACTCTCACTCAACCCAACCTGCTCTTCGTGGTTTCATTGAAGAATTCTCTAACAACTGTCGTTTCATTCTAACGTGTAACAACCCATCACGTATTATGGATGCAATCCTTTCTCGTTGCCCTGTCATTGACTTTGGTAGCACTAAGAAAGAACTGCAAGGCATGGCAGCTTCTATGTTTGCACGTGCAGAAGAAATCTTAGAAGAGAACGGTATCACCTATGATAAAAAAGCTATCGTCAATCTTATTATCAATTTTGCTCCTGATTGGCGCCATATTCTTGGTGAGCTTCAGCGTTATTCTCTCGCTGGTCATATCGATGACGGTATCAATACTAATCTTGGTGACGTGGCCATTGGACGCCTTGTATCGTTTCTTAAGGAAAAGAACTTCAAGGAGATGAGACGTTGGGTAGGCGAATATGCTGGTGACACTGGTCGCTTGTATCGTCAGCTCTACGATAAGATGGATGATGTTGTTGAGGCTGAGTCTATTCCTGCCCTGGTTCTGTTGCTTGGTGAGTACATGCGTTATCACTCACAAGTACAAGATCATGAGCTACACCTTGCTGCATGTTTTACTGATATCATGCGTCTGGGTCCTAAATGGAAATAATCAGTATATATACTATAAGTCAACATTCATAATGGAGAAATACAATGGCTTTTAATAATCGTTCTACATGGGTTAACTTTGTCAAGAAGCCTTACATTGATGGCACTAGTAAACCTATTATTGTTACATCTGCTGATGCAGCTAAGACACCTCTGCTCGAAGCCGATTACACTCGGCAAGACGAACAGCGTTGGGATGTACCTGATGCTGAAGCTGAAGCTGCATACCTGAACATGTCGCCTAAGGCAAGCAAGGCAAACATCAACGATGCGCTTGGTTGGTATAAAGAGATGTACCTGAAGATGCGTCATGATGCTGTTACGGAACGTAATGATTTCCGCCAGAAGCTTCATGTAACCAACAAAGAACTGGTTGCTCTTAAAGCGGGCAGCTCAAAGGGTGCTGATCCGTTTAGTGTTCCAGGTGCAGTTGATGCTCCTGCCCCACGTGGCTTTAGCTTTAACTCTGCTGTTATCGGTGCAATGGTTGCATTCGGTACGGTATTGGCTGCTATTGTAGGCATGAACTTCCTTGGTTAATATTATAGGCGGGTTTCGGCCCGCTTATTACTTTGAAAGATATATTATATAATGGGTCCATTTGATTACGTCAAAGCTATTGACAAGAAGAAAGATATCATGCAGTCCGAGCAGGATGAAAAGGTATACTCTTCGTTTTTGATTAACCGCCAATTCTCTTACTTTCAAGACAGTATTATGTTGGCTAATGAGATGAATAAGAATCATCACTTAGACAATAATATGCAATTTCACTTTTATATAAATACTGTTCGAGCCAATAAAAACCGCTTTACTAAGTGGGCTAAGCCGACTAAAGATGACGACATTGAAGTCATCAAGAAGTTCTATGGTTACAGCAATGAAAAAGCTCGTTATGCATTAACAATTCTTTCATCTGAACAGGTGGAAGAGTTACGATTGAAAGTTGAAAGACGTGGAAAACAAAAACAATAAAGAACTCGTCGACTGGTCTCCTGCGGATATGCTTGAGATTACATTGCGTGAGCCTGACGATTTCTTAAAAGTAAAAGAAACACTGACACGTATCGGTGTTGCATCTAAGCGTGAGCGGAAGCTATTCCAGTCATGTCATATCCTACATAAGCAAGGTCGGTACTTCATTGTACACTTTAAGGAACTGTTTCTCCTTGATGGCAATAAGTCGACCTTCGAACTTTCTGACGTAATGCGTCGTAACACTATTTCTCAGCTGCTTTCTGATTGGGGTCTCATCACTCTGGTCAAAACAATTGAGGATGAAGAGTGTGCACCTTTGCGCCAGATTAAGATAATCCCATTCAAAGAGAAGACCGAATGGGACCTTTGTCCTAAATATAATATCGGTAAATAACTTAAAGAGGAGCTTCGGCTCCTTTTTTACTATGCACCTTTGCGTAAATAGCATGGTATTAGGGGTGTACTTTTGGCCTTAGATGTGCTAAATATATGTATAGTGAATTGATCACTACTCCCACCACACTCCCTAATGGATATATGAAATGTTGAAGTCTTTCTTTCGTGCGATCATCCGCGGTCGCCAACGCCAAGTCAACCAAGAAGTTGCTGGTTACATTCTAACTGAATACCGCCAAACACACCCCCACCTCACACGACAGCTAATTATTGATGGCTTGAATTCAGGTCGTTCTATCCAGGAGATTGTGGGATAATATGTTAAATGCTTTTCTTAAGTACATTCGTCGCTCCACTCTTTCTCAAGAAGAACGCTATCTTTCTAAGTCAACTGACATGGCTGACTTTGAACGTCGGCAGCGTATGATCGATCGGAACCAAGCACCGTTCCAACGTATGAATCAATCAAACCTGTTTAGTAACCGTTACTAAAATGTTACACCCCCTGGAAAAAAGCTTTCAGGGGGTTTACTTTTCTCCAGAAGTGTCTATATTAATAATATAACCTCTTCACCAAAGGAGAACCAAATGTCTCTCTACTCACCAGTACAAATTGCACAAAAAGTTTCCAACAAACTTAACTTTAAAACAGCTGACCGATACGATCAGATTGCAGCAATCAAAAAAGAGATTCTCGCTATTGGTACAGTTCCTAATACACTACTAGCAACCGACAGAGAATTCATCGATGACACACTCGATATTCTCTACTACCGATATTCTTTCAACGCATAACAATTAGGGGGTTTACAAGCCCCCTTTTTTGTGGTATTATACATAATAATATTACTGACATAATGGATAACTAATGCGATTTTACACATCAGTCTCTCGCCTCGGCAGCAAGATCAAAGCACGTGGCTATGACGAAGACGGTTACCGTATTGAGCTTGAGGATACCTTTGAGCCTATCTTGTTTGTTAACTCACCCGTAGAAAGTGAATGGAAGACTATCTATGGCGGCAGCGTTAAGCCTGTCAAGTTTGAGAACATGTGGGAAGCTGGCCAGTTCATTAAGCAATACGAAGGCACACCTAACTTTCGGGTTAGTGGTAATACTAACTATGTAAGCCAATGGATGCAGCGTAACTTTGCCACTGACATTGATTACGACCCTGATCTTATTCGTATCTGGAACATTGATATTGAGGTATGGTCTGACGGCGGTTTCCCTGAACCTAACGATGCAGCCTGCCCTATTACAGCTATCACCTTCTATGATTCGAAGGAAAAGCACTACTACACGTACGCACAGCAGAAGACTTCTGGTACAAACGTTACCTATAAGCCTTCGCGTGATAATCACACTTACGTTGATTGCCCCGATGAAGAAACCCTTTTGTTCAAGTTCATTGATCAGTGGGCTGGCGCTAAGGGTCCTGACATGGTTACTGGTTGGAACATCCGGTTCTTTGATATTCCTTACATCATTAACCGTATTAAGAATATCCTCTCTGAAACTGTCATGAAGTCTATGTCCCCTTGGCGGCATGTGAATCATCGTTCTATCTTTACACGTGGTAAAGAGAATGATGTGTATGACTTGGCTGGTATTCAGATTGTTGACTACATGGATGTATTCAAGAAGTTTGCTGTATTCAAGTATGGTAACCAGGAATCTTATGCTCTCGATCACGTAGCTCAAACTGTACTGGGCGAGCGTAAGCTGTCCTACGAGGAGCACGGCAGCCTTAACAAGCTATATGTGAACGATTATCAGAAGTTCATTGACTATAACGTTAAAGACGTTGAACTGGTCCAGCGCATGGAAGATCAAGAGTCTTTCCTTGACGTTGCTATTGTATTGGCTTACAAAGGCGGTATTAACGTAGCTGACACCATGGGCACTGTTGCTATCTGGGATTCATTGATCTATCGTTACCTGACCATGAAGAAGGTTGCTGTGCCAAACGTGCGCGGTAAAGAGAAGACTGAGTTCGGTGGTGGTTACGTTAAAGAAATTAAGCCTGGTATGTACGACAACGTTGTATCGTTTGACTTGGCGTCTCTGTATCCTAACATCATTGTACAATGGAACATCTCACCTGAAACGCTTCTGGGTCGTAAAGCATCTAACGAGAATGGCCGTACGTTCAACATCGAAGATGCTCTACAAATGAAAGAGTATCATGCTGTTGAAAACCATGCAGTCACTGGTGACGGCTCGCAGTTCCGTAAAGATAAGAAAGGCTTTCTGCCAGCTATCGTAACTGATATGTACTCACAACGTAAGAAGCTGAAGAAGCTGCAGATTGAAGGTGAGAAGAAAGCCGTTAAGGATAAGTCTTACGCCTTGAAGAAAGAGATTGCCGGTTACTACAACGAGCAGATGGCCATTAAGCTTTTGATGAACTCATTGTATGGTGCAACCGGTAACAAATACTTCCGTTACTTTGATCAGCGTATCGCCGAAGGTATTACCACCTCTGGTCGTCTTGCTATTCGTTGGGCTGAGCAAGCCATGAATAAAGAGATGAGCACCGTAATGGGTAAGGAAGATGACTATGTAATTGCCATTGATACTGACTCGCTCTATGTTGACTTTGACCCGCTAGTAAAGAAGTTTAACCCTGAGAACCGTGTTGACTTTCTTTGTAAGATTGCTGATGATCACTTTCAGAAGGCACTAGCTAAATCATACGATACAATGTATCATTATGTGAATGGCATGGAGCTGCGTATGGAGATGGACCGCGAGGTTGTATCTGATCGTGCTATCTGGACTGGTGCCAAGAACTATGCAATGATTATCCGTGACAACGAAGGTATTCGCTACGAAGAACCTAAGTACAAGATCATGGGTTTGTCTGGTAAGAAAGCAACTGCTGCACAGAACGTACGTGATTCAATCATGCACATCTATCGTCTCGGTCTCGACTCAAACGAGAAAGCGGTGCAAGACTTTATCGAAGGTAAGCGTAAAGAATTCTATCAGCTGCGCCCTGAAGAGATGGCTTCTCCTCGTGGTATTAATGGTCTGAGTAAGTATGCTGACCGTTCTAATATCTACAAGAAGGGTACACTTGCACACATCCGTGCTGCCCTGGTTTACAACCATCACTTACGTGAGAAGAAACTTACTGATAAATACGCGATGGTTGAAGAAGGCGAGAAGATGCGCTTTGTTTACCTGAAGCAACCCAACAAGCTGCGCACTGATGTGATTGGCTTTGTTGATGTGCTTCCACCTGAGTTTGGTGTACATGATCACGTTGATTATGATACGGTGTTTGAGAAAGCATTCATTACACCTGTTGAGATTTACTTGGATGCAATCGGTTGGAAAGCCGTTAGTGTCCCATCACTTGAGGACTTCTTTAGCTAATGACTAATGATTTTATTGTTATCGCTGGTACATGTCAATGGGAACCAGGTTACACCAAAAAAGCATTTGAATACATTTACAATGATGCATATGACAATGGTCTGCATAACAACCTGGTTCTGAAAGCTTCTTTCGATAAAGCCAACCGTACTAATATTGATGGTGCACGAGGCTGTGGTCTTGAGTTTGTTGTCGAGAGTTTGGCTGAACAAGGTAAAGAGTATGGTGTTAAGACTCTGACTGATGTACATGAATCATTTCAGCCAGAGCTGATCAATAACCGTATTGATGTACTGCAAGTGCCTGCCTTACTTTCTCGCCAGACTGATCTGCTGTTGGCAACACGTGAGAATGCAAACTACATTAACGTTAAGATGGGACAATGGATGGGTCCAGATGATGTAGCTGGTATCCTTTCAAAGGTTGGTGATGATGAAACCGTTTGGATCACATATCGTGGTACCGCTTTTGGTTACAATCGTTTGGTTGTAGACTTCACTCAGTTCCAGATGATTAAGGATAAGCACCCTAACATCAAGATGATCTTTGATGCAACTCACTCGGTTCAGATTCCAGGTGGCAATGGCACTTCATCTGGTGGTAACCGTGATCTGGTTGATGGATTAGTATCTGCTGCAGTGGCCCAGGGCTATGTCGATGGGGTATTCCTGGAGACACATCCTGAGCCAGCAAAAGCGCAATCTGACGGTCCCAACTCCGTAACTTCGACACAATTCCGTGACATCATGTACAATATCAATATTCTAAAAGGACTACTATAATATGAGTAATGACTGGGTAAAAGACATTCACGACATGCAAACTAAGTTCGGCACTCGTGATGCAGTCGAGAAGATGGACAAAGATAAGCTTCTAGCTTTCCTCACCTTCCGACTTAAGTTCCTACAAGAAGAGCTGGACGAAACCAGACAAGCTCTTGTTGATAATGATCCTGAAGAGATTGTTGATGGTTTGATTGATCTGTGCGTTGTTGCTATTGGTACTCTGGACGCATATGGCATTGATCCTTATGATGCATGGGATGAAGTCCTGGATGCTAACATGGCCAAAGAACCTGGTATTAAAGAAGGTCGATCAAACCCCCTTGGCCTACCGGATTTGCTTAAGCCAGAAGGTTGGACTGCACCATCTCACGAAGGTAACCACGGTATCTTACCTAACTTCCTCAAAGACTAATATCTGCGACATTAATAACACAACCCCTAAAAAGATTCAACAAAAGTCTTTTTAGGGGTTTACTATTTCCAGGAAGTGACTATATTATAATTATAACAACGACACGAAAGAGACTGATCATGATGAACATTCAAATCGTATACCCTCGCGCTCTTGACGAAGCTATTGAACTGCTCGAAATGATTGACGACCTTGAAGTTCGTTCTGCACTCAAGCAAGCTGCTTGGGACAACAAGATTGAAAACGTTTCTCAGTTCGTTAAGTGGGCTGAAAGCGTAATGTTCGCTTAATCTAAAAGAAAGAAATATATCATGTCACTTACTAATGAAGCAATGGTTACCCGCTGTATGGAATACATTGCAGAACTCCGTCGTAATGCACCTGAGTGGCTCGAAGACATTGAAGGCGCTCTTGCCATGGCACGTGAACTGAATGAAGAAGAGGAAAAAAAGAATGAAGCGTAAGCAGTTTGAAGCTATTGTCCATGCCGTACGTTCCAACATGAATGACGCGAAGATGGAAGCACGTCTCTTGAAGTTTCAAGTGGCAAAAATAAACCGTATGCTCGAGGAGCATAAGAAGAATGCCTGAACAAGAAATGATTGATCTAGTAATCAATGGTGGTCTTTGGATCATGATGATTATCTTCGGTTTCGGTGTACTGATTGTTCACCCGCTTGGTTTCATTATCAACCTGGTGCGATTAAAGTTTGCCAATGCAATTGGTAGCATTCTAGCCTTTGGTATTAACCTGATCTTTATAATCGGGTGTGCTTACTGGTTGGCACAACGTGGTGCGCTTTACTTTTAATCTTAACGAATAGTTTCATTTAGGGGGTTTACAAAGCCTACCTGAAGCACTATATTATATACATAAGCAAACAACACACGAGGTTATCATGTCTTGCACTGAACATAAGTTTTACGAGCGTTACGAAGATGTTGTCATGACTGCTAAAGTTATGATTGATGCACTTGATAACGGTACGCTCCGTAATGAAGAGATGTGTCTGCACCTGATCCACGAAGCACTGCACAATGTACCATCTATCTTTTCTGGTCTTGTATCTGAGAAGACTGAAGGCATGCCACTCGCCAAGATGACTAAAGAGCACTTCTTCTCTCGTAAGAAGTCTGCTCGTAAAATCTTTGAACAGATTCGTTCAGGTAAGAGCATGTCTCGTCTGACTCGTCTTGTTATGTCTCGTGCACGTGTACACCGTGTGACTAAGCAAGAGAACCTTGACCTGATTCCTTTCCAACACAATCCTGCTTACATCACTTGGCAGTCAGAGTATGCTGCTGTAGGTATCAAGCTGGTTCCTTATGTTCGTAAAGGTTCATACACTTACATTGTTGAAGGTAAGACATATGACTCTGTTAACGAACTCGCTAATGAATATGGCATGAGCACTGCTGGTATTGTAGGTCGTTGTAACTCAAAGTCTGCCAAGTTCACTGAATGGAAGCGTGTTGCTAATGTCTAATATACATAAACTTTGACGATCTTGATGCTGGTTCGTACTTGGGTAAATACCCGCAGCTAACTATTGGTGCACTGACTCACTTAAGGAATAATTCATGAAACCTATTATTATCATTCCCGCTCGTTACAACTCAAGCCGCTTTCCAGGTAAGATGCTACATCAAATGAATGGTCAGTCCTTGATTTTCTGGACTGCATTGCAAGCAACCCTGACCGGTTATGATGTTGTTGTTGCTACTGATGATGAACGTATTGCTGAGGCAGTTCAGTCTTTGCCTTGTGATATTGTCATGACTTCCCCTGAGTGTCGTAATGGTACTGAGCGTGTTGCTGAAGCATGGGAAGCACTTGGTGATGAGTATGGTGATGAGTGGCTTGAGCAATACGACTGTGTGATCAATTGGCAAGGTGACAACCCTTTGATGCCACGTCGTTATGTTGAAGTGATGATGGAAGCACTTGAGTATGCACCACGTGACTTTGATATGATCACGCCTTATATTGAATTCAGCCATGAAGATGCAAAGGTATTGGTTGAGAAGCGTAAGCGCGATGTTGTTGGTGGTACAACTGTTGTTACTGATACATCCGGTAATGCACTGTATTTCTCTAAAGAAGTAATTCCTCATATGAAAGACATTGAGAACGTTTATTCAACGCCAATCAAATATCATGTAGGTGCGTACCTTTACAATCCTGCTGCGCTTCTGTCTTACTCGCTGATTGCTGAGACTGACCTTGAACAAGAAGAAGGTCTTGAGCAGCTACGTTTTCTGGAGGCAGGTATGCAAATTAACTGTGTACAAGTCCCTCATACTGGTGTATTATACAATGAAGTAAATAACCTGGAAGATGTTGCTCCTGTAGAAGAAGCACTAAAGAATGGTGAATATGACATTTAAGTTTACCCTATTCAAAAGCGTTTACGACAACAAGACCGATAAGTCGCAGAGCTTTGATGAATGGCAACAGTTTGAGGACCTGCTTTATGCATTGGCCAAAAAGCCAGGTGTAAAGAAAGGTCCTGATGCTGTACCATTGATCAGCCCTGCAACCTATCAGATTAATGAAACACGTCGTAACGCCAACGTAATTGAGTGGAGCAGCTGGTGTGCACTTGACGTAGATGACTATGAAGGTTCTCCTGAAGAGTTCCTCGAGTCTATCCCTTATTATTATGTGTGTTACTCCACTGCTTCCTCAACCAAAGAGAAGCCTAAGTTCCGACTGGTCTTCCCTCTATCCAATGCAGTTAAGTCAGAAGATATCAAACACTTCTGGCATGCGGTTAATAAAACGTGTCTTGACATTGGTGATGCGCAAACCAAAGACCTGAGCCGTATGTACTTTATTCCTGCTCAGTATCCTGATGCGTTTAACTTCATCTACACTCATGTGGGTCCATTCATGAACCCAACCGAATTGATGGATAAATACCCGCGCGCCACATCAAAGAACTCATGGTTACCACCTGAGTTACAAGAACAAGTAGATGCATACAACATGCAACAAAAGCGTTCTGAGTTGACTAACACAATGATTACATGGAATGGCTATTACGATTGTCCATTCTTCCCTAAAGAGTTGGCTGCTGAATACATGAGCATTCGGGATACTGGTTGGTATTCTAAGATGTATTCTATTATGATTTCTATTGCGGGCAATGCTATCTTCCGCAAGTACCCAATTACAGCCAGCCAGATTGCTGAGCTGTGTAAAGAGTTTGATCGTGCGACGGGTAACTGGTATGAGAACCGTCCACTTGATGTTGAAGCCGAGCGTGCATTGACGTACGTTCTAGCAAATGGATAGGACAATGACTTACATTAAACAAAAGATCGCAATTATCGGTGCTGGTTATGTCGGTCAGGGTATGGCAGCAGTGCTTGATCCTGGCCGTCATACTGATGCAACACGACGTGGTGAAGAAGACCTTGACCTTCGTAACATGGATGAATACGAAACTATCTTCGTTGATCCAAACCTGGATGGTGCACCTGATACCGTTGAAGAAATCATGGATCAAATCCATTGTGCAATTATCTGTGTACCAACGCCACGTGGTGAAGATGGCTCGTGTGATACCTCTATTGTTGAGAAGGTGATTGCACCGTTTCTTAAGGATGAGAACCGTATCAAGATGGTACTGATCAAGTCGACTATCGATATTGGCTTTGCACGTGATCTTGAGATGCACATGGAACTGAACAACACCATGAACATCTCGTTCTCACCTGAGTTCCTTCGTGGTCGTCATGCAATCCAGGACTCAATCAAAGAAGACAAACTGGTTATTGGCTCAATTGAAGAGTCTGTGTCTGAAGGTTGGCAGAAGCTCTTTGGATATAACGATATGGCACACATGGGCGTAACTGAAGCAGCTATTGCCAAGTACGCTGAGAATATGTTCCTTGCTACCCGTGTTACTTTCTTCAATACGTTATATGATGTTGTTGAAGGTGCATCAAAGCATTTTGATACAGAACTGGATTATAATGCTATTCGTCTTGGCTTGGCACTTGATCCTCGTATTGGTATCTCGCATTCGCAAGTACCTGGTTACGATGGTAAGCGTGGTTGGGGTGGTCACTGTCTACCAAAAGACACCTCTGCTCTTGTTAACTTTGCACGCAAGGTAGATGCACGTGCACTGATGTTCGAAGAAATTCGTTCAGTTAATACGGCACACCGTAATGAAGACCCTGATTTTGAAGAGGTAACTGAATAATGACAACTGAAATGATTCTTGCTTATGCAGCTCTGATGGCTATCTCTGCCATTGTTGGTTGGCGTATGGGACACAATCGTGGTACTACCCTGACTATTTCTAAACTGGTTGCAAATAAGTATGTTGCTTATAGCACAGATGAAATTACGGGAGAACTTAATTTGATTGAACACCCGGAGGCAAAAAATGGAGGGCAATAAGAACCTGACGTATGAAGACCTACATGAAGTTCTTCGTGAAGTCCATGCAGACCTGAAAGAAGAAATGGATTCAGGTCTGCATGATGCACCGTCTGAGTTAGCAATTGCTGGCCAGATTCTTCTGCTTAAGTTTATTGGTGCACGTCTGCGCCAACGGTTTGAAGCCACTAATATGGCTAGCACTGAATTCAATATCGCTTTGAACAAGGCTACCACGCAAAAATAGCATTGTACATTAATAGTCTATTATAGTATAAATAATCATGTTCGTTGATGAAGCGAGCGGAACGTATGCAGGACAGGGGTGCAAATCCCCTCACCTCCACCATAATAACATCCACACGGTTCGATTCCGTGGTTCGTCTGATCAACTTACCGAGTTATAGCTCGTTACTGTGGACAGTTGGATGTTATTATAATGGGGGTGAATTAGGATCGACTGGTGCGGAAAGCAAGTGGAGACAAACCGGGTGGTCTCGTAAGGACCAAACTAAAGTAAGAGCAAACAACTATGTAGCTCCTAAGGCTTACGCTCTCGTAGCATAAGTTCTGTGGGTCGGATGGGAACCTAGAAACAGAATCCCATCACCTTTCTTTCAAAATTAAATAGGATATATAATGAAAATTCTTATGATTGCTGCTGCAACTGCTGCTTCTATGATTGGCTCTGTTGCATTCGCTGATGTACAAAACATGGCACCTGCTACCAAGACCTACACTATCTGTGCCGAAGAAGCACGCTTTGGTTGGAAACTGTCTGGTACACCAGGTTCCACCTTTACTGACCATGCAGCAAACAAAGCTATTGGTCAGGTGATTGGCGATGGTAATTGTCAGTCTGGTTGGACAATGGTAACTGACATTGATCCACGCACCACGACTTCTACAGGCAGCACAGGTATGTGGTCTGCTCGTCAGGGTGCAGTGACTAGCACTGTTGCACAAGATGCTGGCCGTATCACTTCTTCCTACCAAGGTTTTGCACCTGAAGCACTTAAAGGCTTTAGCATTGCGCAAGGTGGTTATGGTGATAAGTGGCGCCTGCAGTCTTCTGACGGTAACGGCGGTGGAACCTATAAGCTGGTTCGAAAGGGTAATCACCCTTGGGCTCGCGGTACCACACATGTCTTTACTTCTCAGATGATCCAAGATCGTGATTCTCTTGGCGGTACTTCTACCAGTCCAGGCGATAAGCGTTGGGAAGACAAGCTGCGTTATGCTGCGTCCGAAGATGTAACAACTACCGATCAAGTTGTTAACTCTGGTGTAAGTGTAACACGCACCCGCGTTATGTGTCCATCCGTATATGACTACACGTTTGTTGCACCAACCGGTGAAGCTGTTGCAGTCGTTAATGGTCGCGTCTTTCCTTGTACAGTTAAGCGTTCAACTGTGAGCACGACACGAACCAATTCTCGTACTGTTGTACTTGAGCGTTCTACTGGTGACAAATACGTAACTCCACAGTAACGTAAAAGAGAGAGCCACTTCGGTGGCTCTTCAACTATCTCTATGTACAGGATTAAAAATGAAAAACATTATTATTTCTTTTATTGTAGCAATTGCTATTTCGGTACCAGTTCCGGCTTTTGCTGATCGTGCTACAACAATCAACATTGTTGGCTCTTCTACTGTTTACCCGTTTGCTTCATCTGTAGCTGAGTCCTTTGGTCAAACAACTGACTTTGCTACACCTATTATTGAGTCTACTGGTTCTGGTGGAGGCATGAAGCTGTTCTGTCAGGGTACTGGTCTTTCCACACCTGATATTACTAATGCTTCTCGTGCAATGAAATCTTCTGAAGCTGAAGCTTGCGCTGCTAACGGTGTAGACTTTGTTGAGTTTATGGTTGGCTATGATGGTATTGTTTTGGCTAATAGTATTAACGGCCCAGACTTTAACGTAACCCTTGAACAACTTGCTGTAGCTGTATCTGCTCAAGTTCCAGATGCTAATGGTAATCTGACCGAAAACCAATATGAGCGTTGGTCTGATATTGATGCATCCCTGCCCGATACGCCAATCTATGTTTTGGGTCCACCAACTTCTTCTGGCACACGTGACGCATTTGAAGAACTGGTAATACATGCGGCATATAAGGCAATGGGTTTTGATAAGGCAACATATAAGTCTATTGAAATTCGTGAAGATGGTGTATATGTTGAATCTGGTGAGAATGATTCATTGATTATTGATCAGCTGTCTAACGATCAAAATGCTGTCGGTATCTTTGGTTTCTCGTTCCTTCAGAATAATGCTGACCGTGTTAAAGGTTCTCTGATCGATAGTGTTGCACCAGAGTTTGATGCAATTGCTTCTGGTGATTATCCTGTATCTCGTTCATTGTTCTTCTACGTCAAAACTAATCACATCGGAGTAGTTGAAGGTATTGTTGAATACGTTGAAGAGTTTGTTTTTCAAGCGGAAACCGATGGAGAGCTTTCTAACGAAGGTTTGATTCCTGGTTCTGATGATGATCAAGCTGCAATGTATGAGTCTTTGGACCAGTTATAAGTAACGGTACAATGCCATTGTAGATGGGTTAGACGCCACAAAATAGTCTCGCGGGGTGCCATGGTCAGCACCCCATCTCTATATCAAGGATTAAATAATGTCGCCTAAATGGATGAAGCGGTTCATGGATATGGCAGTTCATGTATCTGAATGGTCAAAAGACCCAAGCCGTAAGATTGGCGCAGTGATCGTCGATCCAAACACAAGACAAATTCTTTCCCTCGGTTATAACGGTTTCCCACAAGGCATTGAAGATGATGCACGCTTAAATGACAAGGCAGTCAAGCGAAAATTAGTGGTTCACGCCGAGATGAATGCAGTGTATAATGCTGCTAAGAATGGAGTAAACATCGAAGGCTCCTGGATGTTCGTATCTGGTTTACCTTCATGTCATGACTGCGCTAAAGGCATCAAGCAATCAGGTATCAGTCGTATTATTAATGTTTACCCCAAACCAGGTTCTGATTGGCATGAGTCACATCAGATTGCCGTTGAGATTGTCGGTGAAGACAATATTACATATATGGAGGTGTAGATGCACTTAGCAGATGCATACAAAATTCTATTAACTGATCTGTACATCAATGGTACAGTTGAACGTAACGAACGCACTGGTGCTGATATTAAAGTGCTCGGTGGCGGTTATTCTTTCCGCATTAACTTGTTCAATAACGAACTTCCCCTTCCAACAAACCGTGCTTACTACCCACATGTTGCTGCAGCTGAAGTAGCATGGCAGTTCCTTGGTACCAAGAACCCTGAGTTTATTCTGCGTTATGCACCTAAACTCTGGTCTAAGTTTCTTGAAGACGATGAGATTAAAGCTGCTTACGGTTACCGTTGGAAAGAACACTTTAATCGTGACCAGTTGGTGCAAGCTGTATATGAGTTGGCTAACAACCCAACCAACCGACAGCTCTGGATTACTGCTTGGGACCCAGCTACTGATGGCTTAGGTTCACCCGATCAACCAATGAACATCCCTTGTCCTATCGGTTTTGCTGTCAATATCGTTGGCGGTAAGCTACACGCATCTTTGTTTATTAGGTCGTCAGATACAGTCGTAGGGCTGCCGTATGACGTCCAGGCGTACGTTCTAACCCTTAACGCTATGCGTAACATGGTAAACAAGATTAGTAACGCACCTGATATTCAAATGGGTACGTTACATGTAACCCTTGCACATGCACACTACTATATGCAAGATGATGAGATTGTTCGTGAGTCACTGCGTAACTTTGGTCGCGATGAACTATCCTATAAAGATGTGTCTGTATCTATTCCTAATATGACTATGGCACAAATTGAAGCTTGGCCCGATGTATATGTAGAATCAATGAAAATAAATGCACGTAAAGCTAAGAAGCCGGCGTTTAACCCTAAGCCTGAGGTGGTAGTATAATGAAACTGATTATGGCATGTAGCCGCGATGGTTACCTAGCAAAGTCTGCCAACGATGATATGAGTTGGACAGAAGGCGATGATAAGAAAATCTTTAAGCTCTTGACCATGGGTGAGAACATGGGCGCAGGTACTAACACCTATGAGCTAATGAAAGACCTGAACCTTAAAGGCCGTAGTTTGACCAAAATCTCTAGGTATAATGGTATCTCACTTGAAGATTTTGGTTCACGTAATAAAACACTAATCGGTGGTGCGACTGTTGCTCGAGCTGCCTTTAATCGTAATATGATTGACATTGCTTACATCTGTCGTTCATATAAAATGCTCGGTCCTGAAATGACCGACCAAGATCGTCTTGACTTTGCAATTGAAGGTGTAGGCCTGCAAGCCAAGATGAAGTATGTTGATGCGATCACGTTTGATCGTGTTGTTGTTGAAGTCTATAAGCGCAAAGGATAAAAAATGTCGTTAATGGATAAACTGAAGAAGAACACAACTGTTAAAGAGGCTGATACCCTTGATAACTCGCAGTTCTTCAAACCAAAAGATATGGCACAGACAGACGTACCTGCAATTAACATTGCACTCTCGGGTCGTCTTGATGGTGGCGTATCTCCTGGCCTCCTGGTTCTTGCTGGTCCTTCCAAGCACTTCAAGACCAACTTCTCTTTGAAGATGGCGCAGGCTTATTTGAACAAGCACGATGATGCTGTACTTCTTTTTTATGATACTGAGTTTGGTTCACCACAAGAATACTTCCAGTCGTTTGGTATTGCTCTTGATCGTGTATTCCATACGCCTGTTGATGACATTGAAGAAATGCGTCATGACCTTGCCAACCAGCTCGAGTCTATTGAGAAGGGTGATAAGGTAATCATCATCATTGACTCAATCGGTAACGCTGCTTCTCGTAAAGAGTCTGAGGATGCTGTGTCTGGTAAGTCTGCTGCTGATATGACACGTGCTAAAGTATTGAAGTCTCTGTTCCGTATTGTTACGCCTAAGCTTAAGCGTAAAGAGATTCCAATGATTGCTATTAACCACACATACAAAGAAATGTCTTTGTTCCCTAAAGACGTTGTATCTGGTGGTACTGGTATCTACTACTCTGCTAACGATATCTGGATCATTGGTCGACAGCAAGATAAAGATGGTACCGAGATTAAAGGTTACCACTTTGTAGTGAATATCGATAAGTCTCGCTTTGTTAAAGAGAAGTCAAAGATTCCTATCTCTGTATCATGGGAAGGTGGTATCCAGCAATGGTCTGGTCTGCTTGCCATGGCTCTTGAAGGTGAGTATGTTGTTAAGCCTAAGAATGGTTGGTACCAGATGGTTGACCGTGAGACCGGTGAATTGATTGGTAAGTCTTATCGTGAGAAAGAAACCATGACAGCAGACTTCTGGATTCCTATCTTGAAAGAGACTGACTTCCCTAGCTTTATTATGAAGAAGTACAAGATCGAAGACTCCGAGCTTCAGACTAATGATTACCTGGATGTTTTGGAAGGATTGAGTGGCAATGAGTGATAATGCACCTGCCATGTTGGTGGAGGGGACGGATTACCGTCTCCTTCCCTACTCAGATGACGTTTGGTCAGTATTAATTCTCGACGGCCGTTATAAAGACACGATTATGTTGTATGGTAACGTATCAATTCAAGAAAACTCGGATGATGAAGATGCGGGCGAATTGAACTTTGAGATCGAGATTGTCGAAAGTGAAGATGAACTAAGCGCCGACGATCCTGACTTCCAAAAATACTGTGGAGACATGTTAGTCTCTATCTTATCTAAAGCCTTTGAAACCGGAGAATATGAAATTGGTGAACGCGAATCTGGAGATGAAGGTTCTACAGAACCTACTGACTAATGAGCGCTTTACTCGTGAAGTAGTACCTAACCTTGAGTTAGAATACTTCACGGGTAACTCCAAAACCATCTTTGAGAGCGTAGTCCAGTTTGTCACGAAGTACAAGAAGCTTCCGACAATGGACGCGTTCCTCATTGACTTGCGCAGCAATAATAAGATTGGTGAAGAAACATTCAATCAGATTGCTAACAATGCACCAACATTGTTTGAGCGTGATGAAGTAGACTATGACTGGTTGATTGATGCTACTGAGAAGTGGTGTAAAGATCGTGCCGTCCAGAATGCACTGCTTAAGTCTGTTCTTATCTCTGAAGGTAAGGATAGCGAAATGTCTCGTGATGCTATTCCTGACATTCTACAGAAAGCTTTGTCTGTATCGTTCGATAAGTCTGTAGGTCACGATTACCTTGAAGATTGGGAAAAGCGTTGGGACTATTACAACCGCGAAGATAACCGGTTAAAGACTCACCTTGAGATGCTGAACACTATTACTAATGGTGGTTTGCGCTCCAAGTCGTTGAACGTTATTATGGCTTCGACTGGTGTAGGTAAGTCTACTATCATGGGTGACCTGGCTGCCAACCATTTGATTGATGGTAAGAACGTACTGTATATCTCAATGGAAATGAGTGAAGAAGAGATTGGTGAACGTGTTGATGCTAACCTGATGGATATCTCTACTGACCAGATTAAGACTCTGCCAAAGGATATCTATTCACGTAAAGCTATGGACCTGACCAAGCGCACAACTGGTAAGTTTATTGTTAAGGAATACCCAACTGGTGCAGCACACGCTGGTCACTTCCGTGCTCTGATTAAAGAGCTGGAGATGAAGAAAGAATTCAAACCTGACGTAATCTTTATTGACTACCTGAACATTTGTGCATCGGCTCGCATGAAGCGTACCAATGATATGTACAACTATGTTAAGTCTATTGCTGAAGAGCTACGTGGTCTTGCCCAAGAGTTTGATGTTCCTATCTGGTCTGCTACTCAGTCAAACCGTGATGGCTACAATAACTCTGACCCTGACCTCTCTAATACGTCTGAGTCTTTTGGTTTGCCCGCTACGACTGATCTGTTCCTGGTTGCTATCTCAACACCTGAGCTCGAGAACAACCGTATGATCCAGTTTAAGCAATTGAAGAACCGACATGGTGACCTGAATAAATACAACAAGTTCGTTGTCGGCATTGATCGCTCTAAGATGCGTTTGTTTGATGCACCTTCGCAAGAAGAACAAGAAACTGCTTCACAAGATAATACGCCTGTATTTGATCGTGGTGCTATTGGCGGTAACGATGATATCTTTAACCCAACAGAATGGAAACTATAGAATGAATGTTAAACTGATTGCTGCTACCGCTCCTACTATTAAGACGTATGTTGAGGGTGTGGGCAAAGAACTGACTGCTGAAGAGTTTATTGTATATACAGCACGTGTATCCAATCCGACGAACCAGCATAACCACGAGTCTGCTGACCGCTTGATTGCTTACCTGATTAAGCATAAGCATTGGTCTCCGTTTGAGATGGTAAACGTTACGATGGAAATCAATACGACACGTGATATTGCTCGTCAGATTCTTCGTCATCGTTCATTCAGTTTCCAGGAATTCTCTCAGCGGTATGCTGATGCAACTAAACTGGGCGACTTTGATATACGTGAAGCACGTTTGCAAGATGAGAAGAACCGACAGAATTCTATTGAAACATCTGACGTTGCCCTTGAAGCCTGGTGGGATGCACAACAAAAGTTTATCTCTGAACAAGTGCACCGCATTTATGCAGAAGCTATTGATAGGGGTATTGCTAAAGAGCAAGCTCGTGCTATCCTCCCTGAAGGTATGACACGCTCTACCATGTACATGAATGGAACACTGCGCTCCTGGATTCATTACATTGAACTGCGTGCTGGTATCGAAACTCAGAAAGAGCATCGTGACATTGCACGTGATGCAGCTCTTGAGATTGTTCAGGAATTCCCATTCTTGAAACCTCGTTGGAAGGAAATGGGTGTGTTGTAAAAGACACACTTACACATTTATTTGAAAAAAATGAACCCAGGCTATTTACAAATGGCCTGGGTTTTACTATATTATATACATACCAACGAACAACAGGTGACTCAAATGTATAAAGTTAATTACCACTATGAAGTCAATGGCGAAGCCAAGTCGTTTGTTTCTGACGTGTTCATGACTGTTGAAGCAGCACAAGAACACATTCTTGATGCATTTGACCGCAACGTTGAGTCTCACAATGAGCACGAAGATACCAATCTTGATGAAGGCTATTTGGCTGAAATCCATCGTGAAGTTATCGAGAGAAATTACTCGATTGAATATGTGAAGGACCTGTAAAAATGAAACGATTAATTAGCGCACTGGTCCACTCTGATGATATGCTGTGGTCCAAAGAAGAACTGTGTACCGAGTTCGGTGTTGACATTGAACTCTATGACACGTGTAAAGAGATTGCTGATCTAATCCAGCAGTCTATTGACGGAAAGCTTACATACAACGAAGTGTATGACTGGGCTAAGACCTAACCTAGGAGGATAATATGGCAGGTCGTTTGTTGAAGGTCGATGTTTACAATGATATGACGGTCTGCACTTTGTGGAGAACTGATAGACCTAACTCTCGTGTCCAGGTTCGCGGTAAGTCGAACTACACGGGAACGGGCTACGACTCTGCTGATCCGTTGGCCGTCTTCTTGGATGGATTCCCGCGTAGCTCGGGAAACTTCTCTGACTTGTGGGCATTCGTTCCAATGAGCTTGAACCCTAAGAACCCTGGTTACGCACAAGGGCGTGACTGGTTTGACAAATACTTTGATGATGGAGTTTAGTGACATAAACGTAACACCCTTAAAAGAATCTTGAAAAAGTGCATTTTAAGGGTTTACATTTTTTCGTAAGTGACTATATTATAATTATAACAACGACGAACGAAAGAGAGTTTGATATGCAAAAAGTTTGGACCGTTTGGCAGACAGTTGACTTTGATACTGATTGGGTTGTTGGCACGTACTCGACTCAAGCTAAGGCTGATGCAGCTCGTGACGCGTTCTTTGTTGATTGGTGCGCCGATCGTGATACGACTGTTGATCAGTACGTGAAGCAAAAGCAGCAAGACGATCAATGGTGGAGCACCGCAGCAGATTGTCCGTTCTTTGTCACGTCTGACGTTGCTCAGTGACATAAACGTAACACCTACAAAAGAATCTTGAAAAAGTGCATTTTGTAGGTTTACTTTTTCTGGTAAGTGACTATATTATAATTATACCAACGAACGAAAGAGATTGATCATGATTAACGCAACCACTCTTAAGACTATCCGCAGCGCTGACAAAGCTACCATCAACGCCCTGATCAAAGAAATCAAAGCACGTCAGAGCGCGATTCAAAACGAAACCGCTGACGCTTTCAGCGTCGGTCAGAACGTTTACTTCACTGCTAAGCGTGGTGAACTCGTCAAGGGTGTGATCCAAAAGATCAATAAGCAGACCATCAAGGTCAAAGCAGACAACGTTCTGTGGCGTGTATCTCCTTCCCTTCTCAGTGTAGCATAGTGACATAAACGTAACACCCTTAAAAGAATCTTGAAAAAGTGCGTTTTAGGGGTTTACTTTTTCTGGTAAGTGACTATATTATAATTATAACAACGACACGAAAAGAGACTGACAATGGCTACTCGCTGCAACATCGGCATCCGCACTGAAAACAACACCATTCTCGCTGCTTACTGTCATTGGGACGGTTACCTCGCGTACAACGGTCAAATGCTGTTTGACCACTACCAAGATGTTGAAGACATTCTTGACCTGGTTGCCCTTGGCTCTTTCTCTTCTTTGCGAGAAACTGTTGAAGAGACTGCAACCGACGAGCGCAACGTTGATGCACTCAATCAGTGGGAGCCAGAAGTAATCGCCGATAGCCCTGAATGTATTAAAAACTTCTTTAACAATACCGATCGTGAATTCCTTTATGTTTACGACGTTGAAGAAGAATGTTGGTACTACGCCGAATTCAGCGAGCTGCACCTTCTTGAGCCTGCCCTCAAGAACTTGGATTGATCTAATGAAGAAAGACACTCAATTCTATATTTACTTTGCCACCTTCATCGCATTCTTTGCGATTGGTTTCACACTCTACAATGCAGGAGTATAATATGTCTGAAATTATCTATGAAGATCGTATGGGCGATCTAGAAAACGACTTGGTTATGCGTATTGCTAATTATGATGTTTCTCGTTATGGCATGGACTTCCATACTGCCATGTACACACCTGAAGGGCGTCGTGCCGCTGCTGCAGTATTCTGGGCTGACTACTTTGAAACTGACAAGGAAATATAAGTATGAACACCTTTATCACGTCTGACCCGAAGATGTACGCCTTTGCAAACAACCTGCTGTCTGATGTGCAGAACTTCTATCACAAGAAGAAGTTTGATCAACAGCCGCGTGTGTCTTTCCAAGGCAACCGAAAAACTGATATGTATGTTGACATTAAATAGGGGCTTCTGAGCCCCTTTTCTAATATGTAAGTTTGTATAAATATATATCAGAACCAGATATATCTTATGGAAAACACAGACATGTTAACATTTACTCAGTTTGTTATCGAACATAGCGAAGAAGTCGAAGAAGAACTTTCGCCTGCCGCTCGTAAAAAGAAAGGCATGATGATGCGCCGGATGAAGGGCAAGCTCAAGCTTGGTCGGAATAAAGCTGCTCGTCGTACTGCCTCCTCTGATACCATTAAGAAGCGCGCACGTCGTTCTGCTATTGCTAACCTGACCAAGAAGTTAGGTGGTAAAGCTAAGAGCGATATGTCTGTCTCACAAAAGAAAAGCATTGAGAAGCGTGTTAAGCGTCAGGGTACACGTGTTAATACATTGGCCCGCAAAGGTCGTGCAGCTGCTCGTAAAAGGGATCGCGCATAATGGAATCGTTTAAAACATTTGCATTTATCAATGAGTCTGCTAAATCCGATAAGCACGAAAAAGACGTTGCTGATTACATTGACGCAATGGAAGACATGAAAGCTGAACGCCCAAAGGTGTCTGCTGCATATGCTGACGTTAAGATTGAAAAGGGCGGTCGTTCTACTTGGCTTGAAGTTAAGATGAACCACACAGACAACTTGTCTAACCCTCGTATCTTCTTTGACGGTCGCAAGTGGGATACAACCTACACAACACCTGCAGCTAAGTTTGCCGTTGAGCAAATCAATAAGTCGCGTCAAGCTAAAGAGTTTATGGATGCGATTGCCAAGTTCTCTGGTATCGCCAAGCCGCGTATTCCTACTAACAAAGGCGGACTGAAGCACAAGGATGCTGTTCCACTGGATGTGATGAAAGCATACTTTGCTCAACCTGGTATCAACCGTTACATTCTACATGTTGACAATGTTGACCTTGGTAAGCTGGTTACTGCTCATTATCTTGAAGGCAAAGCTGAACCTGCTCATTACATGCAAGCTGCTGATGACTTCTATATGATTGGCAACCGTAACCCACTGGACTTGCCTAAGGATATTCCTGTACTGGCTGGCAAAGGTCAGTTTAAGATTCGTATCTCTACTCGCTCGCAGTTCTATGAAGTTCAGGCTGAAATCAAGATTGACAAAATGCCTAAGTCTAACTACTCCGCCCTCCCTGGCTCAAGCAAGAAGAACCCATTCGCATGAAAACCTTTAAGAACTTTTTGACCGAAGAAAAGAACACACACATGACGCACCTTGAAGATGCTGTCATTTATGGTGGTGTCAAGGGTACACGTGAAGCAATCAATGCGCTTCGTGCCATGCGTGATATGTTGGCTGGCTCTGCTAAGTCTGGTCGCGACGTCACTGTTAAGTGGGATGGTGCACCTGCTGTCTTCGCTGGTATTGATCCACGTGATGGTGAGTTCTTTGTTGCTAAGAAGGGTTTGTTCAATAAGAACCCAATGGTATACAAATCACACGCTGATGTTGATGCAGACATTTCTAATCCTGATCTGGCCAACAAAATGAAAGTGGCTTATACTGAACTCAAGAAGCTTGGTATTAAGGGTATTGTACAGGGTGACATTATGTTCACTCAGGACGACCTGAAGACCATGAGCCATGATGGTAAGAAGTACATTAGCTTTCACCCTAACACCATTGTATATGCTGTTGAAGATGGTACTGACGCAGCTAAAGAAATCAAGAAAGCAAAGATCGGTGTTGTATGGCATACAACCTATCGTGGTTCTGACTTTGAGTCGCTCTCTGCTGACTATGGTGTAAACGTCAAAGCATTCAAGAATGTTGCTTCTGTCTGGTCGCAAGATGCTGAACTGCAAGATATGTCTGGTAAGGCGACACTGACGGCTTCTGAAACCATGGAAGTTAATAAACACCTGACCAATGCTGGTAAGCTGTTTAATAAGATTGCAAGCTCGACGCTTAAGACTCTTGAATCTGATCGCTCTTTGGCACAGACTATTGAGACTTACAACAATACATTTGTACGCGCTGGTACAGTTATTAAAGACCCAAAGAAGCATGTCGATGGTCTGATCAAATGGATCGATGCTCGCTTTGAAAAAGAGATTGATAAGCGTAAGTCTGAAAAAGGTAAGCAAGCTCAGGTTGATAAGCGTAACCAGGTTATGGCTTTCTTCTCTAAAGAGAATAAGCGCTCATTGGTGTTTTTGTTTGAATTGCAGCTGGCTATCGTATCAGCTAAGCTTCTAATCATTGCCAAGCTAAGTAAATTGAATGATATAAATACATTCATTAAGAAAGCTAATGGTTATGAAGTAACCGGTGCTGAAGGCTTTGTTGCTATCGATCGTCTCGCTGGCACGGCACTCAAACTGGTTGATCGTATGGAATTTAGTACGAATAACTTTAGCGATGAGACAATTAAAGGGTGGCAACGTGTATAAGAGTTTTCGTGAGTTTCTGGTAGAGAATACACAAGAGGCTGTAATTACATTCGGTCGGTTTAATCCTCCAACGACCGGGCATGAGAAGTTACTGGACAAGGTGGCTAAGGTTGCTGGCTCTGCCAAATACTTTATCTTTGCTTCGCAGTCGTCTGATGCGAAAAAGAATCCGCTTTCGTATGAACAAAAGATTAAGTTCATGCGCAAGATGTTCCCTAAGCATGCACGCTCTATCATGATGGATAAGAACGTAAAGAACATGCTGAATGCTGCTGTTGTGATGTATGACAAAGGCTTTACGAAATTGACCGTTGTAGTTGGTTCGGATCGTGTTTCTGAATTCAATGGACTGCTGAACAAGTACAATGGCGAGAATGCACGTCACGGCTTCTATAACTTTGAAGGCGGAATCAATGTTGTTTCTGCTGGTGAACGTGACCCTGATGCTGAAGGTGTAACCGGCATGAGCGCATCAAAGATGCGTGCTGCTGCATCTGACAATGACTTTGCTACCTTCTCTAAAGGTTTGCCCTCTAAGTTCCGTGCTGGTAAAGACCTATTCAACGCTGTACGGTCTGGTATGGGCTTGGATGAGAACACTTCTCTTCCTAAGGTACAGTTTGACCCAGTAAACGAAACACGTGAGGCGTACGTACGCGGTGAACTGTTTGAAGAAGGTCAGACGGTACGTGTAACCAATACTGGTGAACAGGGTATTGTTAAGGTCTTGGGTGCAAACTATCTGGTTATGGAAACGGCTGATTCACCCTGCAAGCGTGTATGGTTGGACAACGTTGAAGTTGTTGAAGAAGAGATTACACAGAAGCAACTGGATGAACTCGAG